CTATTGTGCGTTCGTCTGGAGAAAGATTCAGTGCTTCCTGCCATGCCATTCCGCCACGCATGAACCAGCATATTTTCATTAGTTCTAGTTTGAGATTTTTTGTTTCATTGTCGAGGTCCTTGAGGTAGGAGATGATGTCAGAGTCCCCCATTGTCAGTAGCGTTATCCGAAAAAATTTGAGTTGTCAAATGTGATCGGCACTTCAAATGTTGCCGGCACGCCTTTCTTGATCTGTTCTTCCGTGGCTTTGACTTTTATAGGTTTCATCTGTGCCTGAAGTCTCAGTGCTATTAGTTTCTCTTCAATTTCTCTCACTGTCTTTGTGTCTGAGTTGCTAACAAAATCCATAATTTGTTGCTTGTCCGTTACTACTGCACCGTCGGGTGTGGTTATTTCTTGTATGCTGTCTAGTAACAGTGAGAAGTTCACTGTGTTCAGTGTCTCGAAGCTTTTTGAGAAAGCCGTTTGTTTCTGTTCCTCGGTCAATGTGCTGGAATTGATTGTTCCATACATTTTCTGTTGTTCGAATTTGGCTATCTGCACTTTGGTCAACGTTTTGTAATCTAGCGGTTGTATCTTAACTTTGAAACCTTTTGATGTTGTTGCATAATCTTCTATTTGAATTTTGTTTATATCTTCCAACAACGCAGGCAGGTTAACAGTTGACGTTTGTTTTTCGTCTGGTCCGGGGATGGTGTAAGACACATCCATGGTCTCACCAAATGTTGCTATCCTGATTGCCAGTAGTACCGCATCTGTGTCGTAGTTGACCATTTTCCATGGGTCTAATAAATTTGGCACACAGCTCTTGATAACGTCCACAGTGGACTGACCATTGATCATGGCGTCTGGTGTCTTGAATGCCATCTCATCCTTGGCTGTCATTGGCAGGATTGGTATCTCACCTGTCTCTGTGGGTGTGTACACTTCCTTGGGATAGTATCTGCCACCACTAGGTAGCTTGATGTAAATCTGGGGCTGTCTGTAGTACTTGCCTAATGGGTTAGTATTTTCTGTCATTTTATATCCTATAAATATACACTAGTTGCGTACATATGTCAATATTTATGTGCGTATAAAAAGACAGGAATTAAAACCATATGGACAGAGATTTAGAGAAACAACTAGAAGACCTACAGAAGCAGTTCGCTGGCCTGGCTAAAACCCTAGGCAGTTCTAGTAAAACCATACTTAAAAATTCCAGAGACCAGAAGACGTTTGGTAACTTACAGAAAGTAATCAACAAGTCCCTGGCAGATTACCAGAAGAAGAACAAGGGATTCGTGTTTGGCATGGAGTCTTTTGGTGAGGCCATAGATGCCGCCAAGAAGGATGTCAAAGGATTCAGTTTCAACCTCAAGGCCATACCATCGCCAATGGGACTGTTGGCCAAGGGACTCAAGATTGCCTATGACGCCACGATAGGTCTAGGTGTTGCAATGGTAAAAACTGTACTGGCGTTGTCAGATGCAACAAAACAATTCAAAGGTCTGGAGGATGTAGTAGATGCTGGCATAGGAGAGTTGTCTTATGTGGGGAAAGTTGCCAATAGGTTGTCAAGAGAGATAGACACCAACGTTGGAGTATTCAGGACACTGGCCCAGACGGGAGCGTCGTTTGGATCATCGATAGTGCAATTACGTAAGGCACAAGAAGACACAATGATGCCTTTAACAAAATTTACCGAGCTGATCAGTTCCAATTCAGGCACGTTAGCAAAATTATTTGGCACAGTGGACCAAGGCATACCACAGATAACAGGTTTCATGCGAGGACTGAGGGACATGACCATGAGCGAGTTCGCAAAATTCGGACTAACACTGGATGAGACTTCAACATTCCTAGGCACGTTCCTAGAGTTGGAAAGGGCAAGGGGCAACACGACCAGGATGACCCAGGATCAACTGCTGGCAGGCACACGAGCCTACACCAAGGATCTCGTCCTGTTGAGCAAACTGACAGGTGAGAGCGTTGATGAACTGAACACCCAGAACATGGCCATGGCCGCGGATGGTGTGTTCCAATCACAACTACAAGGCATGGCGGCCAAAGATGCCAAGACCTTGTCACTTGGGGTCAGTTCATTACCTGGACCACTGGCACAACTGGCCAAAGAATTCATAGGATTGGGTGCACCGATCAGTCAAACCAGCAGAGAGCTGGAAGCCATGTCGGGTGGTGCGTTTGGCGATGCAATAAAACAATTCCAAAACACCGGAGACCTAGTTGCGTTCCAGAACAGCATCAAGACCATATCAGGTGAAGTGATGAAGAACAGTGAGGGGTTCGGTGATGCCGCACTTGCTGGTGGAGGATTTGCCGAGGCGTTGAACGCAGTCGCGGCTTCCATAGGAACAGCGGTGAGTGACGCAGACATCACGGGTGAACTCAATGCCGCGGGTGACAACATAGCGGAACAGTTGAACCTCACAACAGGCAGGCTTGACAAATTAAAGGCCGGACTAGAAATAGCAGTCAATGAAGGATTGAACGGCCTAATAAACGAAGGTCCGAGAGCGGCCGCGGGCTTGAAATTTTTAGCCGACAAACTAGAAGAATTTGACAAAGAGGGCAGAAAAAGTATAGGTAGTATCCTTAACAGTATCGGATCATTCATACAAGGAAAGGATGTGAGCAAGCCAACAGATTTCAAGGATTCCGCGGCCAGCATGTTTGGCGGTGGTAATGCACCTAACGATGTTTTTGATTACTTCAACTTTGACAAAGGATCAAAGGGATTTCAGGACTTCGGGTCAGGCACACCCGCCATGCTACACGGCGTGGAGGCAGTGGTACCCAAAGATAATATCGGAGACTTGGCCAGCAAACTGTTTGAAAAGATTTTAAAAACCCCAAGCAATACAACAAATTCAACAGTGAGTAACACAACAACGAATTCTGCCAGTACAGTCGGGGTAGACATGACGATATTAAACAACAACACCACAGAACTTATAGATTTGAACAAAAAGTTGGCAATGCACTTAAATACGCTTGTAACGATAGGTGCTATGACAGAAAAAAATACCAAATCAACCAATAATAATCTTGCAAACTTGTCAGGAAGTCTAGTATAATATAAACATGGCTTGGAAAAAATATTTTAAAGACGCAAACATGTCTCCCATATCAGGGGAGAAGGTACCCAACTTCGCGAAGAGGAATTACAGTTCTTACTTGCCGGACGTGTACACAGGACACCCCAACAGGATACAGAGATATTTCCAGTATGACCAAATGGATTCAGACTCGGAGATCAATGCGGCACTGGACATCCTGGCAGAATTTTCAACACAACAGAACACAGAGAACGAGACACCGTTTGATCTAGTGTTCAAGGACGAGACAACGGAACATGAGGTGAAACTTCTCAAGAAAGCACTACAACAATGGACAAGATCAAATCAGTTCCAGAAAAGAATTTTCAGGATATTCAGGAACGCACTGAAGTACGGGGACTGTTTCTTCGTCAGGGATCCGGAGACCATGAAATGGTTGTACATCGACAACGCCAAAGTTGACAGGATCGTCGTAAATGAATCAGAGGGAAAGAAACCCGAGCAGTACGTTATCAGGGACATCAATCCCAACCTACAGAGATTGAGTGCAACACAGATCACACCTAACCAGACGTACGGTGGTTCAGGAACAACGGGTGGCGGGAACGCGGCCTATGGTCAGAACTATGCGGCACAGGGTGTTGGAAACAACATGGGTGGTGGACAAGGTGGACAGGGTGGCAGATTCTACAAGACAATGAATGCCTACAACATCAACGCAGAGCATGTGATACACATGAGTATGTCGGACGGGTTAGACAACCTATTCCCATTTGGACAGTCAGTGTTGGAGCAAGTGTTCAAAGTTTACAAGCAGAAAGAATTATTGGAAGACGCAATCATAATCTACAGGGTTCAGAGAGCACCTGAGAGAAGAGTGTTCTACATCGACGTGGGTAACATGCCAACACACTTGGCCATGCAGTTCGTTGAGAGAGTCAAGAACGAGATCAACCAAAGAAGGATACCAAGTGCGTCAGGTGGAGCAAACTACATTGATGCAACCTACAACCCAATGTCAATAAACGAAGATTACTTCTTCCCACAGACAGCAGAAGGTAGAGGATCTAAAGTGGACACACTACCGGGTGGAACAAACCTAGGTGAGATAGATGATCTAAGATTTTTCACAAACAAACTGTTCAGAGGATTGAGGATTCCAAGTTCTTACCTACCAACAGGTGCGGAAGATGGTGGACAACAGTACAATGATGGTAGAGTTGGAACAGCTTACATACAAGAATTAAGATTCAACAAGTATTGTGCGAGACTACAATCAATGTTGGCGGCAACATTCGATGATGAGTTCAAGTTATGGATCAAAACCAAAGGTTACAACATTGATAACGGAATGTTTGAGCTTAAACTGAATCCACCACAGAACTTTGCACAGTACAGACAGACAGAAATGGACCAAAGCAGGGTGGGAACATTCACACAGGTGGCAGAACTGCCTTACATGAGTAAAAGATTTGCACTGAAAAGATATCTTGGACTTACTGAAGAGGAGATGGCAAGGAATGCTGAACTATGGGCAGAGGAAAACAACGTACCTCAGAAGAAACAGACTAAAAATAACGAATTGAGAGCGGGTGGCGTAACCCAGTCGGGCATTTCAAGTGACCTAGACCAGTTCGAGGAACCAACAGCAGACCCAGAAGCACCAGAACCAGGACAGCCAGGACCAGGAGCACCAGGGGCCACACCAGGAAGTGCGGCGGGTGGAACAGGCGGCGGAGGCCAGGTCTAAGGTTAAATACGATTATGAAACTGAACGAATTTTTCACACACACAGCAGACGGTTTTGAACAGGACAAGACATACGAACCTGAGAACGATATCTCTGTGTTGGACGACAACGACACGAGAAAAACAAGATTATCACTCAAAGATATCAACTCTTTGAGACTTGCATCAGAGGCACACGATGCACAGCAGAAGGAAGAAGCAGTGTTCACACAAAAGATGTATGGACAGCCTGCAGGAACAGACGATCTAGCATTATAGCATGGCGGAAGTGGCTTTCGTACTAGGGAATGGTGAATCTCGGAAGGGAATCCGTATAGACGACCTAAAGAAACACGGCAAGGTGTATGCCTGTAACGGAGTCTACAGGACAGAGACACCAGATTACCTGGTAGCGGTTGATCCAAAAATGGTACTCGAGATAGTGGAAACAGATTATCCCAAGAATAATCAAGTATGGTCAAACTTCAATGGCCAATACAACAAAAATCCAGTTGCTTTGAATCACATCAGATGGTTCAAACCCAGTTTAGGGTGGAGTTCTGGGCCAACAGCATTAAGGATGGCGTGTGATCACGGGCACAAAGAGATTTACATCTTGGGTTTTGATTACATGGGACACACCGTTGACAATAAAGGCACCAGGAAGATGTTCAACAACATGTTCAAGGACACACGTAACTACAAACGTTCCAAGGACGACGCAACATTCTATGGCAACTGGATGAATCAGACTAAAAAATGCCTACAGGATTATCCAGAGGTTAAATTTCACAGGGTAATACCCACGGGATGGTTCCAACCCAAGGATCTCGCATGGAAAGGCAAAATAGATCATCCAAGCACAGACGAATTCCTCGAAAAGTTTAATCTTACACGTTAAATCCACTATATTTTTGGTAAATATCCGTACAGACTGGTATGTATAAAGGTCCAGTGGATCTCCAAAAAATGTTCACTGCACTGTATAGAGGTATCAAAGTAGCAATCATGCTATAACAGTCATAACCCATATAAAGGAGAAAAAATATGGCAACTCGAAAACTCTTAGGTAAAGTAATTGCCCAAGCTAGAGCTTCACACACAGGTAGAGACGGAGATTTATTCTTCGATGATTCAAGTAATCAGTTCTTTATTTCAGATGGATCTACAGCTGGCGGTGTTCCTTTAGCTTTGAATCATAAAGTAAACGTCGTGGCAAGTACAGCGGCAACATTAGCACCTACAATAGCTCAGTCAGGTAGTATATTTTCTATCACTGCGGCGGCAGGTTGTGTTGTAACTTTACCAGCGGCGACGGCAGGTTTGAATTACAGCTTCCACTTAGCGGCGACTGTAACTTCAAACACATTCACGATCAACGCGGCAAGTTCAGCAGATACATTACAAGGAGCAGTAGTGTGTGTTGACAAAGACAGTCTAGGCAGTGTTGTGGCTACGAACGCAGGCGCTACATTAGGTATTGACGTACCGATAGCGGCTGACCACCAAATCGTACAGGACGGTGACACAAAAGGTAGATTCTTGGGAACAAAGATCGACTACGTTTGTATTACTGACGCAATCTGGCACGTGAGTGGTGTAAGTTTCCACGACGGTACACTTGCAACTATGTTTACATAGACCAACCCCGGATGGTATACGAGAGTATATCAGGATTGGTTTGTATCAATTTCCAAAAGCGGTGTCTGTTTTTTCAGGCATCGCTTTTGGTGTTTATAAATATTCGCATGGCACCTATCAAAGCAAAAAAGAACTGGAATTGGGAAGACATCAGGTACATAGATCCGGACACAGAAGTCACATGTTCTGGAGGACTAGATGGTAAACCAGAACACAAACCAACACACATGGTGATGGGAAACAATGATGTCGTGCTGGTTTGTCCGATCTGTAACACAATCTACGGCAACGAAGAAAGAATGAACAGCCTGTCTGTGCAAAATCAGATGGCAGAAGCGGAAAGAAGAAAACAAATAAAAAATAACAAATCCTTACTGAAAGTTGATCCAAGCCAAAGGATCAATAAGAAATAACAAAAAGTAAGATGGCAATACATAAAATCAACTTGAAAGAGATGAACTTTGTGTCCAATGCCAACACAGAGGGCACTTGGGAAAATGCGTTCATATGCTATGGTCCAGGACCAAAAGGCATAGAACACGAGGGGATAAAATACACCTATGGTTCACAGGACAAGATATTGTTCTGCAACGTGTGTGGACAGTCTTGGGGATGGCAGGAAAGGTTATCTGCTGATCTTAATAAAATAGATCAAATAAATGATAGTAAACGCGGACTCTTCAATAATATTAAAAAACAAATAGACAAATAACAAAAAACGCCATATTAAACCACCTTTCAGCACCGTTTTCTCGCCTTTACAGTAAATACAAACACTTATAAGTACAAATCTTACGTAAAACAAAGGAGCACGTGTAAATGTCAAACAATAAATTTGAAAGTTTATTAGAATTACTGATAAACGAAGAAAATGATAAAGCAGAAGCTTTATTTCATGAAATCGTAGTAGAAAAATCTAGAGATATCTACGAGAACCTAGCAGACGAGTCTACAGAAGACAAAGTAGAAGAAACTGCAGAAGAATCAAAAGAAGATGCTAAAGTTGACGAAACTACTGAAGAGTCTAAAGACGAAGCAGTTGATGAAGCGTCAGAAGAAGCTAAATCAGACGAACAGGTTGATGAAGTAGTAGAAATCGAAGACGAAGCTACAGAATCAGAGACTACTGAAGAAGAAACTATCGAAGAAGTTGGCGGAGACGCTACTGACGAGCTAGTTAAAGACATCTCAGCAGACCAAGAAGGCGAACATGATGCTATGGACAAACCAGAAATGGACATGGACATGGACAAAGACCCTGAAGGTGATGCAGAAGGTGATGTTGAAGACAGAGTAGTTGATTTAGAAGATGCTTTAGACGAACTAAAAGCAGAATTCGAAGCAATGATGGGTGACAAAAAAGATGGCGAGGAAGACAAAGAAGAAGAGTCTTTGGAAATGCCAGCTGTTGAAACTCAACCAGAAATGTCAATCGAAGGTAAGAAAGACATGATGGCCGGCAAGAAAATGGATAAGAAAGACATGAAAGAGTACAAAAATCCAGTGAAAGCCGATCATGCAGATCATTCAGATAAAGCGGCAAAAGGCGCAGTACCAACTGTAGGCGGAGCAAAAGTTAAAACAGGCGCAAGCGGTTCTAACATAGCACAAGCACAGGCTGACAGTGGCAACAGTAGTGTTGCAACTCCTCAGAAAATGGCAGGCGAATTTGAAAACACAGGTGGAAAAGCTAAAAGTACCTCTTTTAAAAAAGCGGCACCAAAGGCAGTTACAGCTGACGCATCAGAAAAATCTGCAAAATCTACAATCTCAGGCAAGTAATTGCTAGAGACTGTCGATAACAAGGAGGTCATCGGATGTCATCACTATATCTAAGAGAGAATCTAACTTTTAACGAAGCCAGATTACAGATCTTACACGAGAACGAGGGTAAGGATTTGTACATGAAAGGTATCTGTATTCAAGGTGGGATTAAAAATGCTAATCAGAGAACGTACCCAGTGCAGGAGATTGCGAAAGCGACCAAAACACTGAACGATCAGATTACATCAGGATACTCTGTGTTAGGTGAAGTGGATCACCCGGATGATTTAAAGATTAATTTGGACCGTGTGTCACACATGATCACAGAAATGTGGATGGACGGACCAAATGGATACGGTAAGATGAAAATCTTGCCAACACCAATGGGCCAACTTGTCAAAACTATGTTGGAATCAGGTGTGAAACTAGGCGTATCAAGTAGAGGATCTGGAAACATGTCCGAGTACGGAAACGGTGAAGTTTCAGACTTTGAGATCATCACAGTAGATGTTGTGGCTCAACCTTCGGCACCAGGTGCTTACCCAACACCAATTTACGAACACCTAATGAATACAAAGGGTGGTAACATGGCAAAGGGTTTGGCGGCTGAAGTTAGAAATGATGCAAAAGCACAGAAGTTCCTCAAAGAGGCGTTAACAAACATAATAAAGGACCTAAAATAATGATTGATGCAATATCAAAACTTGTTGAATCAGGAGCAATTTCGGAAGATGTTCAAAAAGGCATCCAAGAAGCTTGGGACAGCAAAATCAAAGAAAACAAAGAAGTAGTAGGTGCAGAATTAAGAGAAGAATTCGCAAAAAGATACGAGCATGACAAGTCAAACATGATCGAAGCCATTGATAAGATGATGGGCGAGAAGTTAAGTGAAGAGATCTCAAAGTTCGTAGAAGACAGAAAAGCACTTGCACAAGAAAAAATAGCTTACAAAGAAAACGTAGGCAAACATTCTGCTAAATTAGAATCATTTATGCTTTCTAAATTATCAGAAGAGTTAAAAGAACTACACGGCGACAGAAAAGGTGTTCACGAAAACTTCAAGAAGATGGAAGAATTCGTTGTTGGTGCTCTTGCAAAAGAAATTAAAGAGTTCCATGAAGACAAAAAAGGCGTTGTGGAAACGAAAGTCAAACTAGTAGCCGAGGCCAAAAAACAAATGGCTAAGATGAAAGAGGCTTTCATAACAAGATCTGCTAAAGTTGTAGAGTCTGCTGTAAACAAAAAACTTGCTGAAGAGCTATCTGCTCTTAAGGAAGACATTAGTGCGGCAAGAACTGTAAACTTTGGTAAGAAAATATTCGAAGCGTTCGCTTCAGAGTACCAGGCTTCTTACTTAAATGAGAAATCTGAGACTTCGAAGATGATGAAAGTTGTGGATGAAACTACACTTAAATTGAAAGACGCGGAGAAGGCTATCGAAGAGAAACAAGCGGTGATTGAATCGGCGTACGCTGAGTCCAAAAGACAGGCAGATTTGATGGAACGTAAGGAAAAGATGGCTGAGATGCTCAATCCGTTGGGCAAAGAAAAGAGTGAAGTAATGGCACAGTTGTTAGAATCAGTTCAAACAGCGAAGCTTGAAGCGTCATTCAACAAGTATCTACCACATGTGATGGCTGACAAAGCAGTTGCAGGAACTACGAAAGTACTTTCTGAGAGCGGCGGCGACAGAGCACCTAGGGAAGATGCTGACTTAACAAATATCCGTAAATTAGCGGGTATATAACAACTAAACTAAAGGAAGATTACAAATGTCAGATATATTTGAATCAAAATGGGGCGAAACTAAAGCCGCTCTTACAGAAGGTTTAGCAGGCAACAAGAAAAAGACTATGGATGTCATCTTAGAAAACACTAAGAGATATTTGTCAGAGCAGTCTACAGCAGGTGCTACATCTGCCGGTAACGTTGCTACGTTAAACAGAGTGATCCTACCAGTAATCAGAAGGGTAATGCCTACTGTTATTGCGAACGAGATCGTTGGTGTACAACCAATGACTGGTCCAGTTGGTCAGATCCACACACTAAGAATAAGATATGCAGACACAGTTGCGTCAAACACGACAGCAGGTGAAGAAGCATTATCTCCTTTCAAAATTGCGAAAGCATACTCTGGTAACCAGAACAATACTACTCCAAAAGCGGCTTCAACAGCTTCTTTAGAAGGTACTCCTGGTAAAAGATTATCAATCCAGATCTTGAAACAACCGGTTGAAGCGAAGTCTAGAAAATTATCAGCTAGATGGACGTTTGAAGCGGCTCAAGATGCTCAAGCACAACAAGGTATCGATGTAGAAGCAGAAATCATGGCGGCATTAGCTCAAGAGATCACTGCAGAAATCGATCAAGAAGTAATTGGTTCATTAAGAACATTAGCTGGAACGGCTAGTGAGACTTTTGACCAATCTGCTGTATCTGGTACAGCTACTTTCGTTGGTGATGAACACGCGGCGTTGGCTGTTCTTATCAACAGAGTTGCAAACCAAATAGCTACAAGAACAAGAAGAGGCGCTGGAAACTACGCAGTAGTATCTCCAACAGCTTTGACTATTCTTCAGTCAGCAACAACTTCAGCATTTGCAAGATCAACTGAAGGTACTTTTGAAGCACCTACTAACACTAAATTTGTTGGTACGTTAAACGCTTCAATGAGAGTATACGTAGACGCTTACGCGGCAGACGGTACTTCAGTACTAGTTGGTTACAAAGGAGCAAGTGAGGCAGACGCACCAGCGTTCTATTGTCCTTACATTCCTTTAATGTCAAGTGGTGTTGTTCTTGATCCATCTACTTTCGAACCAGTTGTTGGTTTCCTAACAAGATACGGTTACGTTGAATTAACGAACACTGCATCTTCACTAGGTAACGCGGCAGACTACGTTGGATTAGTTGCGATCACAAGTGCAAACTTAAAATTCAAATAAGCCCAGCTTATTTTATTTTCAGAAAAGGGCGGCTTTATGTCGCCTTTTTTTGTGGCGGTGGTATCAGAGTTTTAAATAAAGTTATGCATCATTGCTTTCATCACATACCAAAGACAGGTGGTAGCTCTCTGAGGATACGCCTAGAAGATCGTGCAGACAAGAAACAGATCAGTAAATTGGACTATGCTGTGGGACACAACACAACAGTAAGGACGCCGGGCACTCACTTTGTATGGTTGCGTGATCCATTGGACAGAGATATATCACATTTCAACTATGACATGGAGAAAGATGAAGCCCAGGCCAACACATTTGAAGAAAGTTGTAAACTATTAGCAGGAAATTTTATGACCTTATGGATATACAAAGTTTATTTGTTGTCGGACCCAACTGACGATGTTGAAACCAAATATCAATCTGTAAAACAGGCACTGAAAGATAATTTTGTAAAGGTTTTTAGTATAGAAAACTTCGAACAGAGTTGGAATGTGGTGGCAGACATCTTGAAAGTTGACAGAGAACCAAGACTGAACACAAACAGAAGCGATGCTGACTATAAAAAATACACCAACAAGAAAAATTTAAGTGAAGAATTTATCTCATGGCACAAAGATTATAACAGCTATGATTATCTTCTTTACCAAGAGTTCTGTACGTAGATAACATTTTTTTTCCACACTCATACCAGTCACAGACCAAATAGTGTAAGATTACTTGCACAACAGGTGTCTAAATAAAATTACGATTCGCAAGAATCACAACAACAAGGGAGGTCCAATTATGGATATCATGAACCAAGTGAAAGGATGGGCAAAAAGTATTGCTGATGTCGGTGTAAGTTTAATCGCATTAGGAATCGTTTTAGAGATCCTTTTCAAGGGGCAAGGTATTCCGTTCTGGCCAAACATTTCTGTAATAGGAAATGTCCAGGACGTACTGAAAGGCTTTTCTGATCAAGGTTTGATCGGATTGGTCGCAGTTTGGATTCTATATCATATCTACAACAGAAAATAATATAGATCTAGAAATACGTTAAGCTCAAAGGGAGTGGTGTGAATTGTTCGGATTGGCACCACTCTTTTATACTCCTACTTTAATAAAAATTACCAATAATAAATATTTACAAGTCAATGTGCATTCGCACAGTACAGAGAACACGTACTTTACACGACACACTTATAAGAGAAGGGGGAGTTACACGCTCCCCCGATCTAGACATAAATAGTTGCAAATGGCAAAGACAGTTAGAACATCAGGACATTACACACTGGATACAGGCACGGATGTAGTCACTCTCAAGAACGGACTATACTTCACTCCTGTAGCTTTCGCTAATCTACCATCAACTCCAGCCATGGGCTATGTTGCATTCCTGACAACGGACGGTGCAGGAGCAACCAAGAACAAACTGTGCTACTACGAAACAGCGAACAACAGATGGAACTACGTCGTTGACGACTCTGCTGTTGCCACATCATAGGATTACAGATGAGATTCAAAGAGATTGATATCAACATAAAAGCAC